CGATACAGTCGTGAAAGCACCACTGGACGTGGTTGTGGCACCGATAGTCGTACCGTCGATTGCACCGCCATCAATGTTCACGCTGTTAAGTGTCGCCAAACCTGTAGACTGCAGCGTTGTGAACTTACCTGTGGTGTGGCTAGAAGCACCAATAGTCGTACCATCAATAGCACCACCGTTGATGTCTACGGTAGTCAGAGTAGAGGTGCCTGTCGCAGAAAGATTAGCAAGCGTTGTGTCGCCTGTTGCAGCAAGTGTCCCTGAAGCAGAGATGTTAGAGCCTGTGGTATTACCTGTAACATCTAAAGCACCTGCCATGCTAACATTACCTGTTAGCGAAGATGTACCAGTAACAGATAGGTTAGACGAAAGTTCTACAGTGGTAAATTCACCTGTAGATGCAGTAGTCGCACCAATAGCAGTACCATCAATAGTACCACCGTTAATGTCTGCAGTATCCGCAACCAAGCTGTCGATGTTTGCTGTTCCATCGATATATAAGTTCTGCCACTGATCTGTTGTAGAACCTAAATCACGATTGCCCGTTGGAATTAGGTCAGAATCAATCTTAGCAGTGATCGTTACAGTATCAGTATTTGCGTTACCAATATCCGTATCGCCATTGAGAGTTGTCGTACCAGATACTGTAAGAGAAGACAGGCTCGACGCACCTGTAATATTCAGCGTACCACCTACAGCTACGTTCCCAGAAGCGGAAATGCCTCCTGATAAATACAAGTCTTGAAAACGTACAGTAGGTGTACCTAGGTCGATAGTATCGGTTGCTACGGGCTCAATCTTATTGTCAGTGATTACTGTAACCAGCTCACGCCAAACAGCTGCGTTAGACGTATTGCCTACACAGATATACACACGACCATTAGTCGTATTTTCCCAAAGAGACCCGGGAGCGTAACCTTCACCAGCATCATCTGCAGTCGTAGGGGCAGCTGTAGCATCTAGTTTATTTTTACCGCCTACACCACCATGGGCCGCTGGAAGGTATCCACTCAAAGATGTGGTAAGATCAATCTTAGGAGCATTACCTGTCGAGCCATCATGAGAGTGGCCTGTAGTACCGTTAAAGGCACTCTGGATCTGGTTAAATTCAGCGTTAATTGGCGGAGCTGTAATGTCAGATCCGTTAATAATATCCGCTACTGATTGGCGTGTATAACCTGCCATTTGTTATCTTCTCCCCGATGTCGAGAATTCAAATACGATGCCTTGAATTGAATAAGGTTCAAATTGACCAAAGGTCACGTATGTGGCTCGTACTGAAAATCCTGAACCTTGTACGTCTGAAGTCATGATGGGCTTGGATGAACCACCATAGATTGTGTTAGCCCCGTTGTATGTGATGCCGCGTCCTGCGTAGACTGTAGGACCACCCTGAGACTCCTGAGAGTATGTAGAGGGTCTTGCGGTGTTATAGTCGCCCCAGTCGAATGCTAGAGCCAAGTTTAATTCGAGTGGACCTTCAGCTCGGATAAAGGTGTTAACCTTACGCACCATTTTGCGTATATCTGTGTCTCCGAAGTCTAGATATGGAGTAGCGTAGATTGCTACGATATCTTCGTCGTTAAAGCTTACCCCACGCTCCTGACGATAAACTTTACCATCATAATCACCGTGTAGGACCAGCTCCTCGTTGTTCACATATTCAGAAGCAGTACAGGAAGCACGAATACCTAGTAGTTCACCAAACTCCCATTTGATAGATCCAGTAGACTGAGAAAGACCGCCAATAATACCAATACTATCGCCTACGTCCTTATCATCGTTGCCCACAAAGTACCTGACCTGAGATTTAGATCTAATAACAACACCATTCAGGGTATCCATGTCGTTGTTCTTAATAAAATCAACAAGAGTAGCCTGAATAGGTTTAGATACAGTCTCTAGTTCAACATCACCAATCCTAGATGTACCAGCAACGGGTCGGAAACCATCTGGCGCCAAGAACATCAAGTCACCGCCGATTTCGAGTACGCTATCTCTAGCCACACATCCCACGTTAGCTGTAACCTGATCGATCACAAATCCAGACGAGACATCAGCTACAATCTTACGGATACCATTCTCGCCGAATACGAATAGGTTGTCTCGGAAAGGCTTGATCTGTACTACATCAAATCCACCAAAGATCTGCCCAGCACCATTAGCAACAGTGAAATCATAAGCATCATTCGGAGCACTGTGGGCTACTGTAGCAAGCTCTGTCTGATCTCCTGCTAGGAACAGATGGTTCTCGAAAACATCTACGAGAGCGGGTGCGTCTAAACACTGATCTCCACCACCAGTTTCTGAGTTGTGTCCACTATCTGCTGGTGATGTACCTGCACCTGAAGAAGTAAGCTGTTCCCAATGACTGCCATCAAATACAATCGCTGGGTTAACACCATCTACGAAACAGATCTTGTTACCGTCTCCGAAGTTAAACTGTGCATGACGCAGCTTAGTAACGGTACGCCCACCTGTGACCATAGGTCGAGTAACAGAGTGGTCTAGAGTGTACGGTCTCCAGCCTATCAAAGCGGTGTAGTGATAGAAGCTGTATTCCTGAGGATTGATTACAATCTCATCATCAGCAGACGCTGCCGTAACAAGAGTTACTGTGTTCCCGGATACCGTATAGTCTGTTGTAAGAGCAAGCTTTGTACCGTTCTTAGTAACAGTAATATTGGATCCGTTATTAAGAACCATAGATCTGCTGTTATCATCGCTACCACTAAAAGCAGTCTGAGAAGCCGTAGCGGTGTATACAAAGTTTGCATCTGCTCGAGCAGCGAGGATCTTAGTAAGCTCGGTAACATCATCCCGAAAGATTGCTACGGCTAAAACCTTGCCTTGAGCAGATCCTGTGTTGTTAACGTCATCAACTTCACCATAGTCATCATCGTAGAGTTCAAAGCCTTCAATACGACGATAGCCCCCAAACAATGAGGGCTCATAATTCACCAGACGTGTAGCTGATCCGGGCTCGTTGTCTGATAGATCTAGGTGATTTTCGTTAGAGTTTAATCCACCTGCGCAAACAAGCTTATAACTCTCAATCTTGTCTGCCATCAGTACCTCTTACGAGTGTCACGAATGTACTCATAGTTATTGATGTACAACGTCTGCAGATCTTTGATACCGCGCTCAAAAGCTATGAAAGCTGCCTGTGCAGCCTCTAGGTTATCCTTGAACATGTAGAGGTGGTAAAGAGCACCATCTACAATCACAGTATCAAAAGAGCTGGGAATTCTTGTGACATCATCAAAGGCTGTGATGTCGGAGTAATTAAGGTAATATCTAAAGCGAAGCGAATAAGCTTTGTCTGGGGAAGGAGTTACGCCAAAGCCATTACCATGTCCCGGGAATACGTGAGTAGGTTTATCTAAACCAGCGGTCCCTGCAGTATAATCTCGGTCTCTATGTTTAGCGTACCACTCATCTCGATCCATATAGATCAAGGTGGTATATTCTACGTCTAGAGCTACGTTCTTCTGTAGCTGGAATGAATTCCAGTCTGTTACTTTATAAAAGTCAGGCCACGAGTATTCGCTCTGACCTGCGACTAGAGTTTGTGTATGCTCTGCAGCATTGAAAGGCCACTCAAACTCTGCCTGATTAATCTTAGCGACTGCAGCCTTAACTGAGTCTTTAACTAGGGCTTGTATGCCGCGTACATTACCGAAGTCTGAATCTGAGATCTCAACCTCATTCAGGCGCCGTAGTACTTGGTTACATAGTGCAATGTATGTGGATGGCATATCTTACCTCAAGAAAAGAGGGGCCAGCCGAAGCCAGCCCCTGAGATGTTATACTTGGTCACGCGCAACTTCTGCTGCGCCTTTACCATCTACATCTGCAACCATTGCCCATACACGCAGTTTACCTGCAGTTGCTGTACCTGTTAGGGTATCAACTGTAAGGTCCAATGTGTCTTCTGCAGTCAGGTAAGCAACACCAGCAATAGAAGGTGCTACTGCGCCAACTGATTTACCTGCCATTGCATATGCTGCAACGAAAGCATCGTCATCAAGGCCAGTACCAATGTCGAATGTCAAAGCTGTCGCACCTGTAAGTGCTTCAGTGACTTCAACACCAGCTGCCAAAATAACAGTCTGAGCAGGAAGTGTAGCAACTGTGTTAGCGCCAGACGATAGATCTGTTGCTTCAAGTTCTACAGAGATCATACGAATACCATTCAAAGCCATTGTTCAATCTCCCTCTTATGCCAAGTTGTATTTAGCAGTTACGATGCCTTCTGGACGAAGGATCTTGCGACCATATAGGTGCATACCACGGACGATATCTGCAAATGAGTCTGGGTCACGATATGACTCAGTTTTGCTGATCTGCTCTGCAGTAGCGACTGCTGAACTGTGTCCTGCAACGATAACACCGAAGTTAGCGTTTTGGTTTGCTGTACCTGTTGTACCCGGTCCTGTACCTACTGATGGTAGGTTAGAAGATGAGTAAACACGGAATCCATGGAAGTTGTTTAGAACAAGACCATTGCGAAGGCCACCTGACTCACCGTAATCGGCGTTCATGAAGCGGCTGTCTTCATCGCGAAGGACTTCCATAAATACTGGGTCACATACGATCCAACGCCCGTCTTTATCGACTTGTTGTTGGTCTAGTAGACGTGCCATACGAGCAACCATCATCGCTGGTGAGATAGATGCGGTTGGTAGTGCTGTTGCACCCGGCAAGCGAGCTGCAACTGGGATTGAGTGATCGCCAGCTGATGCAGTTGTGATGTTGCCAAAGTCACCTTTTTTCAACTTCATGCTTGATAGCAATTCGTCTGAACCTGCTGTAGCCACAGCTTTTGTACCATTTACTTGGTCGTTAACTGTGTCTGCTTGTTCGTGTAGGTTCGTTTGCTTGTAACCAGAAATGTAACCTAGAACTTCTTGGTCATACTGGTCAGCCAAACGATACGCTGCGCGATCTGTAGCAAGCTGTAAAAAATTGACGTGTGAGTGCGCTTCCTCAATGTCATCGATCTTGAAAGCATAGTAGTTGCTTTTATCGACGACTAGAGAAAAGTCTTCATCATCAAGGTCTTGAGGCGTGATTTGAGTACCACGCGAATAAGACGACACTGAAATTTCAGGCTCTTTGATAATTCTGACCGTATCGCCTTGAGCATTAATCTCCCCGAAATAATCAGAGTTAGAAATGTCGCCGACGACTGTATTCTTGCGGAATGCAAGCTGTACTTTTTTGGAATAGATGACGCTGGAAAAATTACCGTTTGGTAAGTTACCGTAGCCACCTGCTGAAGAGAATGCCATTGTAATACCTCCTATGTGAAATGGCGGCTCCTGAGAGCTGGTCAGGACACAGAAGAGATAAATCTGCGGCAGCAATCATGAGGGTGCGGAGCGCCCCGGGCCTCAGTCATGCTGGTGGACATATTTATATATTCTTCTGGGGAATTTTGGTTTTTAGGGGTAGGCTAAATAAGCGGCCCTAATTACCTCTATTATAGCACAGTTAGTACTATAATAGCAACACTTAGCGAGCGGCTCCTGACAGGTCGTAAATAAACTGACCGCTGCGCATTGCTTCCATGATGGCTTCTTCGTTTTTAGCATAATCACGATCCGACATTTTCTGGACCTGACTTTCTGTAAAACGAGCGTTGCCACCTACTCCGGGACGAGCTGAAGAGGTGCGACCTACTGCTTGTGCAGCAGACTTAGGTGCGCGTTTCTTTTTACCCGTATCGGCTTTATACAAATCAATCGCTCGAGCTGCTGCTAAAGCATCTGTATTATTCTTATACAAAGCGTCTTGAATGTTTCTTGGCTGTAGTGCCACCCATTCATGGAACTTTGGATCCTGTCGGATCTGAGCAAAATCGGGGTGTAGACGATTTAAATGCTGTTCTGCATCTTTGCGAGTTAGCTTAGTCTCTAGTGCCTCTAAGCGCTTCTCGCCTTCACGCAACCCTGCCATAGCTTCGTTAGCACGTTTCTGTGCAATCGTATCTACGATCTTAGCTACGTCTGGATACTTTTTAGACCACTGCTCGATCTCTTCATCAGTCTTGGGAAATTTAATCTGTCCCTTAGCAGCAGTTTCTAGTTGATACTTTAGCTGCTCAATCTCTTGATCTTTCTGAGACATTAGTCGCTGGGAGTGAGTTCGAAGATCACCATACCGTTTGCGGTACGTTTCTTCTTCTGGATCCATAACAGGTGTAGCGTCTACTTGCTGTTGCTGCATTTGAGAAAACTCTTGCTTTAGTGCCTTCTCTTCTGCGTCGATGTTGTCTAAATGTGCGCCTCTATATTTTGCCATTTTATTTCTCTCGTTGGGGGCCAAGTGTCCTCGGGTAGCCCAGTTGATGATTAGATGATGAACTTTACCATTGGCTTTTGCATCATCGTATAGTCCCGATTTTCGGAAGGATAATATCCCTCGTCACCTTCCTCTGGATTTTCGGGTTCCAATTCTTCTTCCTCAGTAGTCATTCCTCCAACCATTTCGATTTCGTTGCCTTCGGGTGTTTCAATGACTTCTGTTTCTTCTTGTTCGGAACCACCTTCGGCCTGTACCTCGGTGTCCTCACTATCTTCGCTATAGGATTGATCTTCTTCAGCATCTTCACTATCCACATATTGGATGAGACCATCTGCGACCATTCCCATGAGACCCATCTTAGCCTCGGCTTCCATCTGCATAATGTGACTTAAACCGTGCCACTTAACGACATCCGCGGGTAAAACATATTCACCTTCTGAGATGCGTACCTCTAGATCGTCTCGTACATTTTCTGCGGAAGAACCCGGCGGGATCTCATTGCCGGATACAGGATCCATCATAAGACCTTCACCCATGCATTCATCACATCCACATGCCATTCCGCCGTGTGCCATTGCTGGCATATCGTCTAGCTCGGGATCATCTTCTGCCATCGCCTTCTGCACAGCATCGCCTCGAGCTTTTTCGTATTCGCTTAGCTGTCCCTCTTTGTCTAAGTCAGCTTTCTTATCGTCACGCTGATATCTTTTCTGGGCCATCTCTTCACCTGCCTCTGTGGTTATTCCCTTACGAGCTTCGGCAAGACCTCCCAGCGCAAAGCTTTCTTTGTACTTCTGGACAATCGGGCCAGTATCGATGCCAATCTTTTCTAGACCTAGCAGACCAATAGCACCTCCTAGCTTCGCAGCTTGCTTGATCAAGTCGCCGACAGAGGTGCTCTCGTCTTCATATTCGTAGTCCTCAGGATACATCTCCATGAGGGCTTTAAGTTCAGACTCAAATAGCGCCTGTTTTTCTGCTTCGGTCATTTCTTCCATTAGTTATCCCCAGTCATTTCTAGAGCTGTGTAGAGCTCATTTTCAGGCACATCCAACATTGTCCAAGGTGGAATGTTTGCACGTTCTTGTGGGCTCATTGCTCGGCGAGCCTGTACTAATCGAGCCTTTGCTTCACCCATCTCACGGATGTAAATTTGACGCTCGGGATCGTTTGATCCTGAGATTACTTTGTACAAACGATCATTGCGGTTGTTGGTGATCTTAGAATAAAAATCAAACTGCTTAGCTAGAGGATTGTCCCCCTCAAATAGCTGCACCAACGCCTGTGTAGTGATGCCTTGCGTTGCGCCTTCTATGTTCTTAATTTTACGAAACGCCTCTAGCGCTGACTCGGCGTCAGCTCCTGCCGCTAAGGTTTTGTTGTAAGCCTCAAATCCCTTAAACAAACGCAGGGTTTGATCTTTATCAAAGTGCTTAATCTCCGGTCTAAACCCAAATACGTCACGGTTTAGATAATTGTATAGGTCTGCTTCTTTGTTCTTTTTGTGCCAAGTTCCAAGACGTGCTTTGTACTCTTTATTAACGTCCTTAATACCCTCTCTGGCACGGTCAGTATTAAATCCTCGACCCGACTCAGATTGGAAGAAGGCGTCCATAAAGTGCTGAACCTCGTGCAGCATCGTAGACATAATAAGATCAGCTTTTGCTTGTTCTTCTGTGATCTCACCTTTATCCATCTGCTTTAGAATAAAGGCATCTCTATCATTCCGAGCTCTTCTGGATTTTAGAATACTTTCACCCGCATCCGTAAACGAGCTGATCATAGACTTGTTTCTTTTCTCTAACCATTTTCTCGTGTATGGACTGTCTGCATAGTGAACACCTAGGTTTCCATCTTCACCTGCACTAGATGCCTTACGTCTCCCAGCCTCAGCTGTAGGTAGCTTGTATCCCGGAGCTGCCTTGTTCTTAATCAAGTCTAGGGCTTCTGGGTGGTTTAAAACTTGGTCTAGCGTGGCGCCCTTCTTACCCGGTGTTAGAGGATTGCTCACCGCTGTAGGTACTTGCACGGTTTCCGTAATAGTTTCATATTGAGCACCTGCGCTACCAACAATCTCATTAAGTTTGTCTTGTATAGACTGGGCTTGCTCTGCAGCTTCTTGTTCTGTGATCATGCCCTGACGAAGCTTTGTACGGATCTCGATCATTTTAAGCTGAGCTTGCGTCTTAGCGCTAACCACTTGTTCTCGTGATAAGCCGCCCACACGCTCTGTACGTGTCCGTGTAACCGTCTCCATCTTTGGATTGGCTTTCTGAGTTAGGGCAATCTCAG